GCGGCCACGCGCAGTTCGTTTGTTTGCTGGCGGGCGGCGAGTTTGGCGATGAGGAAGCCTGGGAAGTTGGCGAACATGGCCGTATCGAGGCCCATGCGCCAAGTCGCTGTAAGAGCCGCCGCGCTGTTGCCGAGCAAATGCAGCAGACCCCAGCCGTACAGCCCAAAGCCAGGAACGTAGGAATAATGTACGAACGTAGTCCGTGGCTCACAGTCTTCGTCCTCCTCGTCCCAGTTGCGCCGCAGCTCTAGAATTTCTCGGCTATCTTTGTCCATGGTGACGCGGAACGGCAGCAACAGGCCCTCGCCTTTGAACTGTCTTGGAGCGAACTGATCTAGATCCAACTCGCAATAGCATTCGTATAGAGTGTGTTCGCGGTCTTCGATGCGTTGAGACTCGATGTTGATGCCTTCGATGCTGGCTTCCTTGAGCTCGACGACGTTGGTTTCTACTGACGGCGGCGTGAGATCAGCATCACGGTAAACGCCGAGAAACTTCATGCGTTTCATGATAGCCGGGCGCATTTTGATGCGGTGCGTAATGCGGCCAGCGTTGCGCAGGTCGGTCGTGGCGTTGTTGACGATGAGGTCGGCGGCGTCGATGCTTTCGGACACAGGTCGGCGCCGCATTGGGTCGGCATAAACTTTCTTAAAGCCCGATCCACCGAATACGGTCATTAGCAACATACGATCGGTGTCGGGCACATACTCGCGCGCCTTGACTGTCAAATACGTGTTGAAGTCTTTCTCCAAGCAATCGGCGAGGATGTCGCCTTCTGGAGAACGCTGGCCGCTATCGACGACTTTAACCGGGCCTTGCGCGGGCAGCAGTTCGGCGCGGGCGTTGGCCCACGCCATCAGGACGGCTTCGAGCAGGATCGGGTGACGAACGACCGACATGCCTTCGACGGGTGCCGAGGTACTGCCGACGTCGCCCTTGGCGTCTTCGAGCTTGAGCCCCAACAGGTCTAGGCCCTTAGCTCTAGTGCTTAACCACTCGGCGCGGGACTGATCGTCGGTATCGATAGCATCAACGAGTTCGCCCGCAATGCGAGACAGTTCATTGCTGTCCATTTTCATGGCGAGGTTGTCGAAATGGGCGGTCGGCTTGTCGTCGACTTCGGGCGACAGGTCAACGGTGACGCCACCGTCTGCTAGTTCTGTGACGCCGCCATCGGGCAACACGGCGTTGCCCTCGATCTCAATGACGATGTCTTCGCCTGCGGGTGCTGGCGTGCCGGCGGTTGACCCCAGGTTCCAGAGATTGTCGGCCATTGGTTACACCTGGTAAAGCGGCTGGGATGAGCCGCCCCGATGGCGGAGCGATTCTGTAAGTTCGTAGTCGGCCTCATGGCGGTGGACTATCAGACCGGTTTCACGCAGGAACTTGAGGGCTTGTGTGGCGCTATCGGTTAGATCCTTGTACCGACCCTTAGGAAAACTCTCCATTTCGCTTATCACCATTTCGGCCCATTCTTTGTCGGGCGCCGACACGAGCAATTGCGAGAAGATCGGTTGGACGGCGTGCGCCCGCGAGACCTTATCGCCGGTCGGCTGCACGATCTGAACGCCCCATCCCTCGGTGCCGTGCAAGCGGCGGATTTCCTGCGCGACAGACAAACCGGACGCCTTGCCTTCGATAATCAGCCGATCGGCTTTATATTTGCGGGCGGTATGAGCCAGCCACTCGATCAAGCCCCAAGATTTTTGTGTCCTCTTGACAAAGGATGCCGTTGTTTCGTCGGCCAGGCGGGGTTCATAAACGCCATGGAGTTCTAAGTGCTTGCGCCATGCGTTGAGCAGCATGATACGCGGCGCGCCCTTCTCCCGGTAGACGCCCCAGACGGTGCATCCTGTTGGATCATTGGCCTGATCCTGAGTATACGCAGTGTCCGCACTAAGAAGCACATATTCCATCGGTGGGAAACTGTCATCCGGGCTCTGCCAGAGCTGCCACCAGTCACGCTTGAAGATACCGCCGCCTTTGGGCTGAGGCGATTGCTGCAACTGTCCCGCTGCCGCCCACGGCCCAAGCTGGCGCTCAAGCATGGCGACTTCTTCCTCGCCGAATCGTTCCGGCCAGAGTAACTCACCGTTTTCAGTTCGCGGGTCCTGCCACCCGATCGACGTGACCGCAGATCGTTCTGGTTCAAACCTCATCGGCAAACACAAGTGCGTCCAATCGCCGACCGCCTTTGACAGAATNTGGCCGGTCAAATCTTCTTCGCCCAGGCGCTGCTGGATCACNACAAAGGCACCAGTCTTTGGGTCGTTAAGGCGCGTTGACAGCGCGCTGTCCCACCATTCAATCGTTGATTCAATTGTCGCGTCGCTGAATGCTTCTTGCGCCGCATTGGGATCATCGACCACGATGATTGACCCGCCTTCTCCGGTCAGGGCTGATCCAACTGAGGTTGATAGGCGCGATCCGCGTTGATCGTTGTCAAAGCGAGACTTGGTGTTCTGATCGCCAAGCAGATGAAACCTGTCGCCCCATAACGATTGATACCACGGGCTTTCGATCAGCCGGCGACACTTGACGCTATCACGCAGAGACAATTGCTGTGCGTATGAAGCGTGCAGGAATTGAACGGACGGGCCACTGGTCGGCGACGAATTGCGTTGCGCCCATACCCATGCGGGGAATGCCGCGCTGGTAATTGTGCTTTTTCCCATACGCGGCGGGATGTTAATAATCAGCCTGCGGATTGATCCATCGCACACGGCCTGCAGATGGTCTGCGACTGCTTCGAGTGCCCAGCCGTCAACAAACGGTGTCGGGTCCATCCACTGCCATGATTGGCGCAGAAATTCATAGAGGCTTTCTTCGCAATCCATGCGGTCCAGCTCCTGCAGGGAGCTATTGGCGTTGATCGCCATGCCGTCCATGTGGATGATTGCGGGCGCCTCAATCAGCATCGGCCATTTTATCCTTGGCTGCGATGAGGGCTTCGCGCAAAACCTGNCGTTGGCTGGCGTCCAGCTTTGAAGCGTCGATCGTTTGCGATTCTATTTGGATTGCGCCGCCGTTTGCGCCGGTTATTTCGGTNCGATCCGTTTCGCGCCATTTAGCGCGGGTTTTCATCCAAAAGATTGCGGCGGCGACTGAGCCTTGTCCTTGCGACGTTGCGATGCTGTATAGGTTTTGTCCGACCATTGCGTTCATTCGGGACACGCCGGTATCAAGTTCGTCCGGGTAATATTTGCGGAGCGTCTCGTCGGAGATGCCCATGATTTTTGCGATTTGATCGTGGGTTAAGCCGATGCCTGACATGGCGAGAACCTGCTTGCGGTCCTTGTCGGTTGGCTCATATGGCTTTCGCCCGCTGGTTTTCTTTATAGTGCCAACTTTTCCTTGTTCCATCACGCGCACCCCACGCCTAGGCCCACGCCTTTGAGCATGTCGTTTTCAAACGCGCATTTGAAGTCGCCGATTTGAACGATGTCCGTGCCTGACACGTTGATATGAACGGCTTTTACAACGCCAAAAACCTTGCCCAATCGTTTGATTGAACACGGCTCGCCGGCATATCGCCAGCCTACTGCGTACTTTTGGTCAACGTGCTCCCAGAGGAGCGACATCGGTAGCCTAATATCCAGTTGTGCCACGAGCGGCGCGCGCGGGGGACGAACTGGGCCGGTAAGCCGTTATGAGCGAGCGCCGCTCTGTGGCTGACCACAACATATAGTCCCCACGGTCCATGTCAAGCCCTTTCCGTAGCGGACGCCCCCTCATAGCGCCGCCATTATCCGTCCCCGCTACCCATGCCGCACCACTACCATTTAAACGCACCAGCGACCTTCCCATAGCTTCCCATAGGCTTCCCATAGGCTTCCCCCTACAAACCGCCCGTCCGGGGCCAATAGTACCCCGTGAGGCCCGTTTCAGATTAACTAAGTATTTGTTTTAATTAAAGAATTTCCAATATTTTCAAATAGTAACATCTGATCGTCTACGATACACTTTTCTTTAATGATATCAAAGGGTTATACCCTGAAAACCATAGTACATCGGTACATCGTCTTAGAAAGAGACAAATTAACAAAAAATCAGAAGGTATTAGATATAGAAATATATATAAGAGTCTTATATCTTACGATGTACCGATGTACGACGATGTTACTTTATTATACAATAATATCAATAATTTAACCAAAAAAACAACATCTGATCTTTTTACGACGCTCCAAGATGTACTCCGCACCGGAATTTTCTATATCTTGTGCCATAAGTGGCCATACCCACTAGATATGGTATGCCGTGTATGGCTGGAGATGTTTTTGGGGGTGAGGGCATCTGAGGTTTCCGACGTAGTCGCCGCAAAGCAACAACCGCATTGCGCTTGTTGCGCCGGACCCAAATCGTTATTTGGGTTGGACCCGCCGCCAAATGACGGGTGTGACGGGTTTTCCTACCCCTCCCGCCGGACCCAAATCGTTATTTGGACCCAAATTACCGCTTTACACATACGCCATCATGGCGTATACAAAATGGGCGAACACAAAGGGAGACACACCATGACCAACATTTCAGCATTAACATCCTGCTTGAAACTGGCCCTCGTTGCCGAAACGCAGGACCAGGTTAACCGCGCCGTAGAGCTGGCAGAACAGATCGCTGCTGGCATGACGGTTGATGAGGTCAACGCGGCGAAGGATGCGGCATGCTCATCATATTAGCCATCATCCACGACATCGTTGCCGGGGCGCTTATCCTTGGATGCGCAGCGGTTCTGCTGGCGGCGGTTTATGTAATTAGTTACTAAACACCGGGGCGGCGGCCTCAACAAAACTGGGAGACACATTATGAGCTTGCACTGGAACGACTGCATTACAACAACCGGCGAATACAA